TCTGAATATACTGATGTGTTTTGTAATTTCTTTGTTTCTCCATCTCTTACTCTAAATAACTCCACAAAATTTGTATCATTGTAATCTTGTAGTGATTTTTTAGCTAATTTAACAGTAATCTTAAATCTATCAGCACCTGGTGCAGCAAAGTTTGTAAAACCCTTTGCATTATCATACAATGAATCATCATCTCCCGAACTTACTATCTCTTCAATAATCTCAAAACCAACCCTATATGAAGGTCTATTAGAATATGGTTCAAGTATTATTAATGAGGTTGGAACATCTACAAATACTCCTCTCATGAAATATACACCCTTACTTACCCCTAAAGCAGATCCAGTTGCTGATGCGTTTTCAGAGACAAGTGTTAGAACTGTATCATTAGTATTTAAAGTTGTATTTCCGTAAGTTACTGTTTCCTCAAGAACTAATATTTCATTATTAGGAAAAGCAGCACTTTCTCCATCTGTTCCTGATTGATTATATTTTAGGAATACTGTTATTTCATCAACACCTTCTTCAGGAGGTAGTATAAAATTCTTTATAGTTGCTACAATCCCTGAAGTTTCACCTCTAACTCTTGTTCCTTTACCATTATTATTTGATACGAGTTCATTAAGATAAACTGACACATCAATGCCCAAATGTGCTGAATTTACTTTAATTGAAAAATAAGATGGATCATACTCAATACCACCTGGTATGACCATTGAACCTTCCTTGAAGATGTGCTTACCAAAAGATTCAACCTGATTTTGTAAAATAGATTGTAATCCAGTTAGTTCTCTTGCTTGAACTGGATGTCCTGGTCGAAATAAAATCTTATAGAAATTTTTCGCCTTATCAAAATCATCATAATATGGATTGATATTTAAATTTGTCTTTTGTGGCATTGTTAGAATTCGAGTATGATTTTAATGTCTTCCTTTTGGCGAGAGTTTCTCACAATTTCAGGTCTATTATCTAGATAGACTATTTCACCTGACCCTTTATTTATCTCAGATTCAGATAACCCCGCATTAAAATTAACACCCAAATTGATTAATTTATTACCAGTTGGGTTATCAGTTCCTTTTGAGAATGATGTATCTATTGATGCAGAAAAATCAGATTTTTTACATTCTATATTGTTTGCAGTATTTGCTGACTCAAATTGATATATTCTACCAGTGGTAGATATTCCAGTATAATCAGTATGATCATAGGTCGTTCTATTAAAATGTAAAGAACGATCTCTGAAATATTTCATGACCTTTGTTTCTTTATCATATGAAGCAACGTAACCAGTTGCTACCTTTCCTGCGTTAGGTGAGATAGTAAGAATTTGTGTTATTTCTTCACCTACAATTGGGGTGGTTGTATCACTAATTGTTGAAAATTTAAATGCTTGTAATGATGAAAATGTAGTATCAGTGTAAACTATGCTAGTTCCAACTTTAGTAGGATTCTTAACAACACCTACCTGTGAAAATTTAGTATCTATTGGAAAATCTTTAGTTGAATCATCAAATCTAGCATAAATTATTACCTTATCAGTTCCTAATTCAGAGTAAACATCTGAACCATGACCTAAACCAGGTGGTATTATTGGAATTAATTTTGCTCTACCAGTTGCACTAACATTACTGTTAAGAGTCCCTAAATCTACAAGACCATAAGAGTATCCACTTCCACCTGAACTAACAATAACATCTGTAATTTTACCATTTACAACATCAACTCTTGCTTTTGCTCCAGTTCCATCACCAATTATATCAACTTCTTGACCTAAACCATTAGCATATCCACTTCCACCATTTTCAATATATACGTGTTTTATCTGATTTAAGTTTATTTCTGAATTTCCGTTTTCTCTGACTGCCCTTATTTGTGAATCAGTGCTCGTTGACCAGTTATTTGGTACAGTAATATATTCAGTTGAATCAAATTTTATAATATCACTTGGGGAAACAGTAAATAGATACTTCCAAATATAACCATCTCCACTATTTCCTGCCTTTGATGGTTCTAAATCAGTAAATGTTGGTTCATCCTGTGATATATTACCTAATATATTTTCACCTGAAGAACCATTATTAATACAAACATATACTTTAAAGTCAGAATTAAGCACATAGTAATTAGCATCATATAATCTATTTGCTTGCGTTAATGGACTTTGATTTGTTGCACTGTAATCATCTCTATAAATTTCATATCTTGATCCTGAAGTCCAATCTACTCTCCTTATAATTCTTCTTATATTCGCTGATGATATCTTTTTACCAAACATCATTGTGTCACCAGAGTGAGCACGATATGAAAAACTATCAGTAGGTGCAGGTGTTTTATTGCTAGTATTCCAGTCAGATGTTCTACCATATCCAACAAGACCTGAAGGTGAACCTGTAGGATTAGATAGTCCTATAAACACATAGTAAGAATTATTTGTATTTTCGACTGATTCTACAAAATTATTTGCGTTCAGAATTCTAAACTGATCAGTAACTATTGCTGGCATCGAATCTTAACTTTTCTTTTTATTTATAAGGGGTTCCATAATCAAAGTCCAAATACTCTTATCGCTCCAGTTGATCTCAAACCTCTAACTGAAGTATTAACGTAATTTTTACGTTGAATAGTTGGGAAGGTTGAGAGTCCTGCATCAATAGTTAAACCAGTCACTCCGATTGATATTGGATTAGATGAGCGTTCTAAATTAGCACCATATAATCTACCCCAAGTAATTTGACCAAGAGATGTTGTCATGCCCGCTTGACCAGTTGAGTGGAATCCTACTGTGTTTATACCAGATATAGATGATGCACTATTTGTGTGTACATCACAAACGATTTCACCCATCGCTGCGTTTGTAGTATTTGTTTTAACAATATAAACATTATCAACAAAAGTAGTACCTATGCCAACAGTAGATGCATTAACACCATTAATAGAAGTTAGTCCACTACCAACTTTTGTGCCTGTCACTAATATTGGATATCCAGGTTGTAATAAGTTTGCACTTGCATTTACCACCACACCACTTGCATTTTCTGTAACAGCATTATAGAAGAATTTAATTGCTGGTCCTCCACCAGTTCTTGTTGTTTGCTGAATTCCTGTAATAATACCAGTAAATCCTTGAACGTTCTGAATTGTGTTAATTTTTTCAGTTTGGAATGGAGGTAAAGATGTAATAACTTGTGGTGGATTTGTAGATGTATAACCTGTACCTGCCTCTGTAATTGTTGTAGATGTTACTACACCATTACTTAGTGTTGCAGTTGCGGTAGCAGTAGTGCCAACACCAACAGGAGGAGCAATTTTAATAACAATACTACCAGAGTATCCTGAACCAGCATTAGATGTTGTTAAACCTGTGATAGTTCCAGAAGATGATACAGTAGCAGTGAAAGCAGCACCAACACCAATATTTCCAGAAGTTATTAATGCATCAACTTTTCCATCACCACTTTGAGAGTATCTTTCCTTCTCATAATGGAATGAAGTTGCATCATCAACAAATATACCATCATTAGTTCCAGATCCTTGTCCACTAGTTACAGATAAATCACCAATAATCTTTGCAGTCGGATAAATTTGTGGTTCGATTGATGCTCTTGTTTTGTCTATAATTTCTCCATTTAAGATGATATCAACTTTTTGTTTCTCCCATCTTACAGGTTTATTATTTGTTTCATCAACACCTAAACCAGTGTATATGGCAGTTTCTACTAAATCAGCACCTAATATTTGTTTAACAACTCTATCACTCTCCTGTGATGTTGTGATTCCAATTGATTCATTCTTAAGAACTCTAAATTCATCTCCAACTTTGACAGTTTCTTGAATATCACCGATTATAACATCAACACCATCCTGACCTTTATAGAAGAAGATATCTACTTTATCACCAGAATCTGGTGGTTCTGTAAATGTAAATGTTGATCCTCCCTCAAATTGATATGACTCTTTTGGTTTTTGTAGAACACCGTTAATGAATATCAAAAGGACTGCATCTAAATCTATTAATTGTGATGATGCATTTGTTAAGTCTTTCTCAAAACTTAGAATCTGACCATTAAAGAATAATGGGAATCTCACCTTTTCACCATCTTGAAGATTAGCGATACTATCAATAAAGTCTATTTCACCAAACTGCCATGCAGAGAATTTATCTCTGAATATTTCAAGAACTTCTAACTCAAACTCTTGAATAGGTGAAGTTAAGTGTGAAGCAGTTACTAAACCAACAGGTCTAAACTTATCACCAACCTTAAATGAGTGACCAGGTCTGACAATACTAAACTTGTTTATCTCAAATAATGTTGATCCGATACCAACAGATGTTCTTGATGCACCAACTTCTACATTAAGTAATAAGTTAGATCCTGTATCAGTTGTAGCTCCAATTCCTAATCTTGATATGCCTTCGACTGGTAGATTTTCATATATTGGTTCTGGTATTATCAATGCAGGATTTACATAACTTGTACCAGCAGAAACTATATTAAATGCAAGTGTTCCACCTACACCAACTGTTGCGGTAATATTTGCACCAGTTCCACCACCACCACCTTGTCCAACGTTAAATGTTATTGTACTTGGAGAAGTTACACCTATTCCTGTCTGTATTCCAGCAAATGGAACTTTTCCTGAACTGTGACTTCCTGTGATAG